GATGATGGCCATTATGAGAGTGTGTGCAATGAATAACACTCAACAATCAAACTTCTTTGCCCAACCAAACTTGGGTCAACACGGGTACTCTTTGGGTACACGATGGATTCGGTAACGAGTCCTAAATGCGCACCTGATCCTAATCTCAAGATCCACGTTAAGGATATTATGGTGCCAAAGGATCCTGCTTATGTCCAAGTAGGTCCAGTGGATCTTAAGTGTGCTATGTTTGCCCCTGCTCTCTATGATACTAACATGAGGGTTGCGGGAATGGTTAAGAGAATCGGTGGGGCACTACCGTATGTACAAAACAGCAAATTTGCTGATCTTAACCGCTTTGTGATTGACGTTGCGATACCGTTTTTGTTTCCGGATCCCCAGTTCAGGCTGAAAAGCATTGGTGAGTATTTGGAAGGGAGACCTTTTACTTTAAACAAAACTGAAAATTGGAAGAGATTTCATGATGACCATATGGGAAAATTGGGTCGTTGTGAGAAGCGTGAACAGTATGTCGCAACACATACAAAGTTAGAGTTCTATTCAGAACCCAAACTATACCGTGGAATCTACGCACGCAGTGATAGATTTAAGGCCTCATATGGTCCACTTATTTCATCTATTGAGGATGTCGTTTATAAGCTTAAGTATTTTATTAAGTCTATACCTGTCATAAACAGGCCTAAGTTCATTTATGAGATGTTTGGTGAAGATTTGGTTTACACCAATGATCACAGTGCTTTCGAGTCATCTAATAATCCTGAATTAATGAACGCTATATTACGACCGATTTACCTTCATATTGCTTCTGAATATGGGGACTTAGTGGATGATTATATGGATGCTTTAACTGCGAGGCAAATCATCAAGGCACGTGACTATGTTGCAAATACACGTGGCCGTAGGATGTCGGGGGAGATGGATACCTCTCTCGGGAATGGATTGGTCAATTTGTTGACGATTATGTATGTTATGCACCTCCATGGGTTGACGTTGGAGGAGATGATTATTATCATCGAGGGTGATGATTCCCTTTTCAAGAAGCTAGGAAAGAATATAACAGCTGACGATTTTAAATCTTTGGGATTTAATGCTAAGTTAGAGTGCGTTGGTGCTTGTTATGAATCATCTTTTTGTGGTATGGTGTTTTCACCGGATGATTTTGTGTGTATTGCTGATCCGATCAAAGTGTTGCTTAAGCTTGGTTGGTCAGATGCTAAATACATTGATGCTTCCCAGCGAGTTAAAGATGAGTTATATCGTAGCAAGCTGATGTGCGCAATGGTTCAATACTACAATTGTCCAGTAATATATCCCTATGTGTGGAGTGAGTTTCAGCGTATTGGTCCTGGTAAAACAAGGTCAATTGGCTATTGGTATGATGATGTCGTCAGCCAGTTCACTATGATTGAAGTTAATGTTAAGCCAAAAATTCGATCATCCACTCGTGCACACATGGAGAGAGTCTTTGGACACACCACATCACAACAATTGAATTTTGAAAATGACCTCAAGTTGGATTTATCATCATATTTTAATGTTCCACATAATTTCGTTGAGTATGCATCTTTGCATTTACTCCCAATCTTTAAGACTGACAAAACCTCTTTTGCTCAGTGTGCTAAACAATTTTATCCTATCGCTGTTCCGAAAACATGGCTTTATTAAATTGTATATTCTTATTTGAAACACGTTTGGGTGTTCATAGTTTTG